ATAATAAGTAATTTTTTCATCTGTTTAAAATTTTATATCTATTATTAAAATAATTAATGCTATTGTAATTTCTTCTTTACCTATTACAATACCTAAGCTAAATCTGTTTGTGTAATTTGTTTCTAATTTCATATACTATAATTTTCTGTTGTTGTTCTTTGTTTTGTTTCATAAGTATCTATTGCTAATAGTCTTTGAATTACATTATCATAATCTTCTTTTATCCATTGTTGTATTTCAGTTGAAGAATAAAAATATAATTTACAATATCCTTCTGATTCTTTTGTTCCTTCTTCTATTGCTCTAATATCATTTAAATCAATTAATATTCTTCTATCTCTATTTGTTGTAAAATCTATAAATCTTTGTTTCATATTATTAAAGTTTTATGTTTCTATTCATTCTATAAAGTGCTTGTAAGCGTTCTAATATTATTTGTTGTTGTTCACTACCTTCTGTATCTAATAGTAATTGTTCTATGTTTGTTACTATGTTGTACTTGTATCTTGTTTCTTTTAGTTTGTTAATGTTTTCTTTTAGTTCTATTATTTCTTCACTTTGTTTAATTGCTTCTATTTGTAAAGCAGTTATCTTTTCATCTTTAGAGCTATCCATAATGTTTTCAAATGATTTGTAATTTAATCTTGATAGTATTTCTTTTCTAAATAGTTTTAACGTTGGGTTGAATTGCTCAAACGTATCATAGTTGTTTAACGAATGTAATACAGTTGCGTGATTCTTTCCTACTGAGTCGGCAATAGATTGTAATGTTTTCTTTTTATCTATTTGTTTTAGTATTTTATAATACATTGCTCTTGCTTCTACTGTTTCTCTTTTACGTGAAACTTTATTAATATCTACACCGGTAGTATTTTTAATTAATTCTTTAATGTGTAATGTTATTTCTGTATCCATTTTATTTTTAGTTTTTGTTTTTTACTTTCTTTTATTAATTGTGTGAGTACATTGAATGCTACTATTTCTATTGCTAAATGTATTCCTTGACATTCTTCGTATAGTTCTGCATCTTGATAGCTTTGCAATATATCCCTTAGTTCCTGAATAGATGTTCCTTGTTCTATTTCGTGTAATGTGATGTTATAATGGTCTGTTGCTTTATCATTCATATTACATCAAATATTGATACTTGTTTACTGTTTGATTTTTCTATAATCCCCCTTGCTGCGTTAAAAATTATATTTCCGGCTTCGTAGTCAACTAAGTTTCGAGCAATCTTAATCATACTTTGTTCTCCTTTATAGGTTGAAATGTCAATCTTATGAAATTCACAAAGCCTTTTTAGTTCATCTGTTCCCGCTCCAATTTGAACTCGTCTATCTCCTAAATCATTTGGTAAATTAAAGTTTGTCCAATACAAATGCCGACCTCTTTTTTTACTCTGAATTAATGGCTCATAATAAGGTATCACGTTTTCAACTACATATTTCCCGGTTCTGTAATAGTGTTGTAAAAACAATATTTCTTCATATAATTTCATATCAGGATAAATTGCTTCGGTTGTTGTATCATAATTTGAACTGCTCCAATACCTTGCTCTTGAATGACTTGGGCAAGGTGGCGAACTCCATATAAAATCAAACTCTTTATAGTGGTCTAATAAATATTGGTGTGCATCTGCAACTACAACCGTATCATTTGGAAATCGCTCTTGATACATTCGTGCTAATTCCGGGTCAAGTTCAACTGCCGTAACTTCGCAGTCAATCCACTTATATCTATTACCGCCTAAACAAGCGTATAAATTAAGTACTTTAAAAGGTTGTTTTTTTTCTATTACTTCCATTATAATACACCTCTTAATACATATTGATTTAAATCCATTTCTTCTTCATTTTGAAAGAAGTATTTATAGTTTGATATTGCTTGTTCTAACTTGGCTTGACCTTTTGCATAGAATTCATCACTACATTCAAAGATTGCTATATCTAAACTTCCTTTGTCTATTGCAACAAAAAGAAAGTCATCAACATTAAACATCTTTTTATATAAATATGCTTGTAAATCGTAGCTATATTTATCAGCACTATATCTAAAGTCTTTAACACCTGTTGTAGTTTTTAAATCAATAATCATATTTGATTTTAAGATATCTGCTTTTGCTCTAAATGGTATTCCATCAATCATTTCAATAGCCGGTATTTCTGTATTTGCCTTACTCATTAAAGAAACTACTTCATTGTTTTTTAATAGTGCATCTGTTAAACGTTCTGCATCGTTATATTCTTTTCTTGTGTAAACTTCTAAACCTTGTTCTTTTGCAAGTTTGTATTCTTTTCCGGCTTTGGTTGCTACGTCTACAATTACTAAATCATTTAATTTGTGCGGTTCTAATATCATTGTGTGAAATAGTTTTCCATCACGTAATGCTTGACTTTCATCACTACCGTATTGTGTAACGTATTTATAAGTTTTTGGTGAATTGATTAGCATCTTTGCTGAAGAACTACTTAATGCATTTTTACCTAAGTAACCATAGTAAAAACTATCATCATACATATTGTCTAATAGTTCTTCCTTATCCCATTGTTTGTTGTCAAAAGTTGTTATCATTTATCTAATTTTTATATTGTTTAATAATTCATAAGTTACATCCATATCTAATACTTGTTTAATCTGCTCAGCATAATTATCTGATTCGTTCCATTCGTTAATCAAGTCTTGTTTAATTGAATTAATTAAATGAATTTGATATGTATTTTCAGGGTTAGTTGTACCTAATAGTAAATCTAACTTTTCAATGATTTGTGTTTTCATAATTTTAGTTGTTATTAATCTCCGCTATCTATTTTATAAATAATCTTAACTATTTCGTTTTCTTGCATCGTTTCAAAACTATATTCATTTAAACAGTTTCCGATATTTTTAGAAGTGGCTGATTTTTCTATTTGATATTTTTCTAATTCTTCAAAGTGTTTTCTGTCTTGGTTAGTCCATCCGTTTGCGTAACCTAAATTTATTGTTTTCATATTAACTGTTTTTAAAAATTAAAATTTCATCACGAACTTCATCCCAATACTTTAAATCATCAATCTCAATAATTTCTAATATTTCAGAAACTACATTTAGTGCTGATAAAATACCTTCTTTTTCTGCTTGATTTGTATTCCAATAAGTAAACTTGTCAATTAACTGTAATGCTTTGTCTTTAGGTGTCATAATTAAATAATGTTTAAAAGGATTAATGAACCGGTAAAAAATGCTAACCATAATGCTAATGCTAATGCGAAGTCTTTTAATAATGTTTTCATAATTTCTATTTTTATTTGTTAATGCAGTTTATAGTATGCTGCTCCACTTTAGTTTTTAGTTTTTAAAACCTCTTTCTTTTATAATACTATCCCACCAAGTCATAGGTGATATTTCAAATGGAGTATTATCTGCCATTAATCCGGTTCTATATCCATTATCAAAAGTAACTTTTAATCTCTTTCCGCTTGATGTATATTCTATTTTTGTAATTGTTAATTGGTACCAAGATAATCTCATATCGGTTGAATTAGATGGAACATTGATAAAGTCAATAATGTCTCCTATTTTGCAATCTTTTGGGGTTGTTGTTCTAAAATCTTTCATAATTTCTATTTTTATTTGTTGTTATCTGAGTACAAATATAAACAAGTTATTAATATAAATTACATTTTAACAAAACTTTAACATATTAAAAAAGGAAAGCTATTTGGCTTCCCTTAATTTTTGTTGTATATCCCGTATCTTATCATTTAACTTTTCATCGTTGCAACCTTTTAAATATAATGATTGTCTTTTCTTTAGCAGTTGCGTTAATGTATATTCTAATTCCAATACCGGTAATTCTATTTGTTCTGTTCTATCCATTGTTCTTGTTCTTTTCTTAAATGTTTTAATTCTCTTTCTAAATAGTCAATTGCCTTTTCTAAATCTTTAATTTGCGTTCCTTTATGTTTTGCCCTTGCTACATATTTGATTACATTTCCTTCATTAAAGTTCAAATCATAATCTTTAATAAAATCTATAACATCGTAGTTTTTTTTATTGTCGTAATGTGTTGGTATCATTTTGTAAATCTTTTAGCGTGAAACTTATATAACTCCATTGTTTTTTTCAATCCTTCAAACTCAGTAAATTCTATATTTACATTGTTTTCTTTTAAATAAAATATTTGCTTGTAATTGCTGATTTGATATTTTATAACGTTATACCTATTCGGGTTGCCTGATGGCTTTAAAACATAAGCTAAATCGTTTTTAAAGCATATTGACATAGCTTTTGTATCTTCTTCGCTTGGCGCAAACTTTACTTCTTTAGCTTTAGCCATCTATTCTTAAAAATTCAGCGTTACCATATTCTAAAAACCATTCTTTATTATCTTTGTATTTATCAATCACTGTGTTAATCATTAATAATTCATCTATTGTAGAAGTTTGCAATTTGCTAACTATATCTTCAATTGAACGTAATATGTTTGTAGTCATTTCAGGGTCTGTATTGTAGACTTTTTTATATTCTAAAAAAACTATTTGTTCAAGTTCTTTATTTAACCGGTTAATCAGATTCTTTATAGTTTGCTTGTATTGCGTTGTAAAGTATAAACTTTCGTTTGCTTCTAATAAAAGTTGTGCTAATAAAACTGATTTTAAATATTCTAATTGTATTGGGTTGTCTTTCATAATTTGTTTGCTTTGTTAATGTTTAAATATGTTACTTCTTTTTCTATTTTTTCGTTGTTTGCAAAATGCGTAGTTGCCGGATTCTTATTGTTTATTTCCCAATCAGGTTGTATCAAATGTAAGTTAAAACTATAAATTCCTTTTGGGGTTGAATTAATGTATATCGGTATATCTAAATGCTTTTCACATTCTATAATCATAGCATCAAATTTCTTTCGTTCTAATAATAAAGTTTCATAATGTAATCGCCTACACTTTAACTCTATTCTATGACCGGTTGATGGTGAATAACAATCCCATCTTGACATTTGATTCCTTGACTTAACTAAATCGGGATAAACATTTTCAACCAAATAGTTAAATAAATCAATTTCTTTCCAATTATTCATTTAGTTCGTATGTATTATAAACCTTTTTTAAATCAGCTAAAATATCTCTCCAACAACTTGAGCAATTACTCGCTTCTATTTTTACACTAAATACATTTAAGTATATTTCTTGTAGTTTAAACTGTTGTTTAATCGTTAATTGATTTGAATTAGTTTCAAATAACACTTTTAAAAATAAATATTCATCTTCTTTTAAACAGTTTACGTTTCTACGATATGGAATTAAATTGTTTAACTTTTCTTTTCTTTCATCGCACCCACAATCTATACCGGTTACTTCTGTAAATAATTTAACCGCTGCTTTAATACCGGTTGCTTCAGTGATTTGTTCTATTGTATCACCTAATCCTTTTGATTTTCTACCTCTTTTTGCCATTAGTAAATGTTGTTATAATCGTTAGTAATATAATTTTGATAGTCATTCATAAACTTTGTGTTTAATATTTCTTTGTAATTTTTAATAGAATGAAATATTGATATTAAACTTATGTTTGTTTCTTTTGCTATATCTCGCATTGACATATCGGTATCTCTGTAAAGTTTAAACAGTTTTTTATCATACCAATGCCAATTTTCAATTTCTTCATCTATCATTAAACAAATATCATTATATGCTTTATGTTCAGAAATATTACTTTCATCTGATAAGTTAAACAAAGTATCTATTCCTATTTTATCTACTTTATTTCGCTTGTTTAAATATTGAAAACATAAACTTTTAATTGTAAAAAATACATAACCTTTACGAACATTGCCTTTAGCATCAATTATCTTTTCAGCATCTGCATACTTCCATAAAGCTATGTAAACTTCTTGAATGATATCTTCTGCGTAATCATCTACTTTATAAATGTTAGCTATTTTAACCCACTCTTTATGATGTTGGGCAACTTGTTCTAACCATTTGTTTGAAGATGATTCCATATTAATACATTTTAATTGTTATTCTACCGGCTTTTGGTTCTGTAGCTTGTTTTATTTTAATCTTTAAATCTACTTCAGTTAATTCTGTATCTATTTTTAATATTGAATTAAAAGCGTTTTGTATTTCTGTCCAATTAGCTTCGTTTTCCATTTCATTTAAACTATGTAAATATTGCAATTTTTCTTGTAAGTCTTTAAAATAACTTATTAACATTGAATTGTCACTATTTAATACAAGCATTCTTGCAGCAGATGTTTGTAATTGTTCTATGTGGTGTTTCATTGTATCTTTCATAATTTTTTTATTTCTTTTTTTACATTTTCCCAATATTTATAAGGAATGCTTCCAACATACCAAACAACATTTGACTTTGATACTTCATTAGCTAAAATTAAAGCATATTGTTTAGCTTGTTCTGTTAATTCATATTCAAACAAACCAACTAAATATTTAGCTTTTTCTTTTGGTGTCATAATTTAAAATATATCTTTTAATGGGTCATAAAATGCGCCTTCAACTTGTGGTAAACCAAAGTTATTTACTTTAAAACTAAAGTCTTCAAATGGTGCATTTCTTGAACGTTTACAACTTACTTTTACTAATCCTTTATTAACTGTATTTAACTCTAATTGTATTTGTGTTTCTGCTTTCTTTTCTAAGAATGAACCTAAATGACCGGTTGGTTTATCAGTTCCAAAATTTGAGT